AAGAAGCAGTGTAATGACAATTGAAACAATGCGCAGTTATGCCGCCTTCTGGCGATGGCATAACGCCACCACGACCACGAGTATCAACATTTTGACCATTATGATGACAGCAGACAGCATTGAAACTTATCCAACCGCTAGGCGTGGATTTGCGTTTCCATGGCAGATGCTGCATGATTTGGTCAGTAATTTCCATAACACTAATATAACAGATTTATAACAAATGTCAAGGACGATATGCGATATAATTTACAGTGCCGCTAGTTTGTGTTATTTTAAATCGTACAGCGTTAAATTTACCATAGAAATTAAAATATCCGTTGCCTGTCATGTTGTTAAGTGTGACATCTTGTATAACAACCCAAGTAGCAGCATTACTAACACTGAGATAATCTTGCGTTGCCTGACATTCAATTGTACCAGTAAATCCTGTACAGTTATATTGCACGGTTTGTGCAACTGCACGCCCTTTTACACGATCTGCCATTTGCGTTGCACTCGTATAAGCAACATTTAGATAGCCAGTGCTGATATCGTTTGTATAATTTAAAATAGTAGGTTTGAAACTTTCAACAAATGCTGGATAAACATTGTCGTGAATTCTGGCTTGTCCTTGCGCATTATAGTTGTCATCGCTATATGCAATTTGCTGTTCGCCTTCTGGACTTGTAACTACAATACTATAATTGTATAATCCAGCGTTTACATCATCAATAAGACTGCTCTCAACAAGTGTAGTGGCAGTACCAGCATCAGTATAAACAAGTTGTAATGCTCTACTAAAAACTAATTCTGTCGTAGTAGGATCAATCAAGTTAAATAGAACTGAACTATCAAGTAGACTTACAGGTTTTTGGTCTTGGTTTTTAAACAAAAATTGGAATCGGTTATCTACACCCTTGTATATTTGTAATGGTTTCGCATACACTAACTGATTCTCCCTGTGTGGTGCGAAGTCACTGTTCTTTACAACGGTAATGATTTGTTTATATAAATAACCTAAAATTGGCTGCACAGAATGGACTCCTTTTATATTTATTATGATTTCAATTGAACAAATGCTAGAACAATACCCGTTCCTAAGTTACATAAAATATACTCACAGTGATTATATTGGTATTATACAAAATCATGATACCGATATCGTAAGCATGTATGCTTTTAATAAACTTAGAACAGATAAAGATAAACTTGGGTTTTTAGAAACTGCAGAAATATGGTGGTGGGAATCTAATAGATTAATTCCTATTAACATATTTCTTAAAGAAAGTTGGAATCCATTCAGGTACAGTACAGTAACGCTAGCTTGCAAAGATATAATAGAACAACATGGACATATTGTTAGCATTGCCAAGCTAGCAGAGAAGCGAACCAAACGCCGTGTAGTGCAATTAGTTCGCAGACTCACTTAATAGATTCATATGAACCATTACTAACTGCGCATAACTGTATGCGTGTGCTTTCTTGAAGTAATAGCCTTCATGCGGTTTTAACCAAATTTCTTCGGCAATTTCTTTCCATCGTTTTCCAACAAGATATCGTTTACTTGGACGAATCATTGCTAATACCATTGCTAACTTATCCATTGTATCTGGAAAATGTTTCTGGACAAGATCATAGTGGCCATTAAGATGAATTAACTTATCAACAAATTCTTTATTGTGAAGTTGGACCCACTGCGGTTCAGTATTACAGAGTTCGTCAAGATGCTCGTTGCTGCGAACTGAATTATAAACATGCACATTCAACAGGTCCAACTTCATATAGCCAAGTTCTTCGGCTTCGTTATAATCAATATTACTTAAACCAGTAACTGGGTTTTGGGGTATGGGATTAACATAAACACCAGTATTGTGTTTGACAACACTGCCGTCACGGCTGATAGACGCAGGTATATGCTTGATTAGTTTCAAGATATCCTCGCGGTTTCCAAAGTCTATGTCAATGTCCATTTATGCCCATCTCATTGCAAATAATGTTACATCTTCCTTATTGAGAAACATATATCTTAGATAATAAATTTGTTTTGGATATGGTTCATATATTTTTTCCATAAATTGATACCATTTTCCATTAGGATTTTCACTATTATACTCCATACCAATATTTTCTTGACACCATTTCTTATAATCTTTGGGTATCCCATTAAGAGAAGTACCTGATATCTTGTGCCAATTAGATGTTAATTCATTTTTCATGACCATCTCACCAAAAAAAGTGTTCTTTCTTCATCGTTAACAAACGCTAGTATCATACCTTTTTGTGACCAACTTGTCAATGAAGAATTGCACCATTCTGCAATATCTTCTTCATTTAATACCCACCATGATACATCAGCGATAACAAGTATGCTTTTATTTTTTATTAAATCAATAGTATGAATATTTTCAGATAATTCACGAACTTCACTAAGCGATAACCCATTACCAATTATAAATCGTTGAGTCATTAAAAACCTGCTTGTCGCAATATATGACGGTTCATTTCAGCGTCTGCTGGATAATCTCGAAGCTTTCTTTGCCAAAAATCAGGATCAATCTGTTTAATAACCATGCCAACATGTTCCTCAGTCAAAGTTTCAAGTTTAGCAATTCCACTGTCGCAGCAATATAGCACCCATGGAGAAACACGACCATTGATAATATGCTGCACAAATCGACCATTTGAAACAGCTTCAAAATACTGTGTTATATCATTATTGGTATCTTCTGCCCAATCTTGCATAGTTAAGATTGAACGCTCTAACGCATCGCTACTATTTTCAGTACGCAATAGTAGATGAAGATATTCATCATACACTTTGTCTTTACACCAATTATCAATTTTCAACTGCTGTTTTAATACATAGTCAGTAAATTGACTGGTGTTAATAGCATTTATACTAACGCAATGTCGCCCAAATTTTACAAATGCGTTATAAAAAGTATTGTTGCAAAAATCTGCATATGTTTTAAACTTTGCCGAACCTTGTGTAAGTTCAAAGAAACGAAGCCAAGCGTTAAATCCAATGATCACACCTTTTTCATGTTGTTGCTGGTCACGGCGTTTTGGTTCACACTGGTGAACCGCCAGTGTACTTTCACGCACAAATCCTTGGCTACAGTATTTGCATACATGTGTGCCTGGTTTAACATCTTTGGCTGCTTCTGCTGCGATTTTGCGCAATTCATCCATACTCATTTGTTTATTTCATGCAATACTTTTGCTTGTTGTAACGCATCCATAACACTTGGATTATAACTCTTAAATACTGGTCCCCATTCCTTCCAAAAAGAAGCCAATTCCATCATTTCAGTGGAGAACCTAATATCAATGTTTTGACCACCGTGAGTGTCTTGGATATTAATAAATGCAACATCGCCAGCATTTGTAAAAGCACTTTTAATTGTCATTTCATCGCCTCTTTAATTTCTTTATCATTCCAGCCCAACTCTATCAACATTGCCTTAAACTCGATATCAGGAATGCTTGATGCCAATAGATCACAATCATCAAGTTTATATTCTGGATATAGTTTTGCAATAATATCCGCTCGTTTGTTCTTTGATTTGCGAGCATTAAATGCCATCCATTCATGACGATGGTTACCCATATCGGGACTTACCGTTGTCATCAACAGCCACTGCAGTTTAGGATGCTTGTTGATATCAAAAAACCGCTTGTTAACTCGTTCATTCATTGCTTGCAAGTAATACTGCTGCAACTCTGAAACTCCTGTAACTGCGCTGCCCCAACGCAACATAAGATATGTAGAGAACTTCTTGCGTTCTTCATCGGTAAGTTCATCATAAAAGGCACGGTTCTTGGTATCCAACTGTGCCATCTCATAACCAATGTCAAGTTTGTTCATTTTTATATTATACTACACTATGTTTTGAATGTCAATCAATTCGCTTGCTCTGCTAATTTCTTTAACAAAGTATGCACATATTGGCTTTGGTCCATCACTTAGCGGTATGCACAGTAATTGACCGTTTTTTATTTTAGGAAAATACCAGCGCACATCTTGATAAACATCTGTTATTTCAATATTCATAAACTCTGCACGAAATGAACTAATAGGATTAAATGTAAAGGCTTGAAACCCACGATCATTTAATTTTGTCAGTGGTAGGGCTTCAAGGTCACCAATTTCTGCTTCGCCAATAAGAATACGCCAATTATATGGCATCATAATTTTATGATTTCCTATCTTTAGCACAAGAGCAGGATCATTGAAACTTTCTAAAAAAACTAATGGTAAAAAGTAATAGTCAGCATCTGCTGGATTACTGTTGTCTAACACACAGAACCTAAGATCATCAACTTGGTCTGGTAAATTATTCATTTCAAATACTGTATTTTCTACGGTTAATATACGCACTGCACTTCCTTTATTTGTATATGCTTTTTTCTTGTGTAAATGGGTAATTTGCCTCTTTATAAAATTGTTTACGCTTTGTTAAATGTCGCTTTGCAAATTTACAATCTGCTGTTATGTCCCAGATTTGAACAAAGTCTTTGTCGTCTGCCTTTCGTATGCCTCGTCCAATAGATTGGATAACCCTAACAAAGCTCTTTCCTGGTTCAAGCAGTACCATATTAAAAATGCGAGGAATATTGATACCCACAGCAGCAACTCCATAGGTAGCAACAATAATCTTGTCACTGACACTTGCAATTTCATCATAGTGTTCTTTTCTATCAGCATTTTTCATATCTCCGTGAACAAATATGCTATTTGGTAATCGAGCTACTAGCTCCTCGCCACACTCGCGGCGGTCTACTAACACAAGCGTATTTCCTGTTTTAATTATCTCGCTAATAAGACTTGAAAGATGGTCAAGTCTTTCTTTATTTGTTGTGAGATATTTTAATTCTTCTTGATAATTTCTAAAGTCGCTGTACTCAACTGTTTGCACGATATTGACATGGCAGTTAGACAGAACGCCACGATCTTGTAATTCACTTGCGCTAAGCTGACTTATAACTTGTCCAATGGATACAACAAGCGCAACCTTTTCAAATTTCTCTTTTGGAATAGTTCCTGTTAATCCCCAACGAATGGGAACATCTGCAAACTCTGTCGTAAGCAATGCTTTGAGAACTTCTGCTTTTGCTTGATGAACTTCATCGACGATAATTGCTGCAACATTAAGCATCATGGTCCACTCATTGCCTGTGCCTTTGCTGCCCTTATAAAGGCTGTTCAGGCTCTGCCATGTGCAAATAGTATGTGTTCGACCTAGTTCTTTGCGTTCGCCAAAATAAACGCCAACATCTAGCCCAAGATTTTTATAATCTTCTTCGGTTTGAAGAACTAAACTCTTGCTTGGAACGATAATAATAGAACGACCATATGGTTCAACCATAAGGCTTAACGCTGCGGTCATAATAGTCTTACCAGCGCCAGTAGCAACTTCTTGTACACACTGTGTATCGCCTAAAAATTTATTGATAATATCAATTTGATAATCGCGCAAAACAATTGGCTGTCCTGCATTTGGATGACCTTTTGGCCAAGTCTTGTGCGCGAATGTATTCTCATCTACTTGTGTAAATTCAAAGGCGGCTCGCGCTGCACGGCGATCTTCAATCTCAAATTCCCAATTGCGATCCGTTAGATATTCAATTACTTCTGGCAGCAAGTTAATATAGGTAGAGCCACCCAACTGAAAGTATGCAATTTTTCCATCCCATCGTCCAAGACGAACAGATGGCAAATATCTGGCGTATGGAACTTCGTACTTAAATTTTGCCACAAGCCTACGGCGCGTGTCTGCATCAAGTCCTTCAATTTTGCAATTTACTTCGTCCTGAATAATTATTTTGCACAACATTTATTTAATATACAGTGTTGTTTATTATAATGCAATAAAAAAACAGGGCATCTGCCCTGTTTGAAAAAGTTATTTATTTTTCTTTTCTAAAATTTTTTGAAAATTAACTGTTCCGCCCATACCATATTGCATAGTGACCAGTCGCTTTGCGCTCGACTGGTCATTTGCATTTACAGTTACTTGGAACTGAACGGTTGGTTCATGCGGCTTGGATACAAACCCCTTAATATCATATGTCTTCATGCACCGTTCCTCATAATCGTTACTTCTGCAACACGCTGCCAACGGTTTGGCTGCGACTTACGAAGGTCAGCCAACTTAAGTGCGGTACGCAGTGACATTTCACGGAACCGATTGGCATTGTCTTTCATAAAGTGCAGGATTTCGGTTTCTTGTGTTTTGGTCATATCATAACCGTTAAACAGTTGTCCGCTTTCTGCAATTTGCCGAATACGAAGATATTTATCGTGTTCAGTATCCATTGTCAAATCAATATAGTGACAACGAGACTGTAGTGCACCAAGATGATCTTGTAATTTTTTAGAACGAATATTCTCAAACTTCAAGTTAGTGATAAAGATAACACCGCCCTTGAAGTCAAACTTGTTGGGGATGCCTTGCTTGTGAAGCAAGTTGCTATCAGCGTTCCAGTGAATAGTGCGCTTCTTGCCGCTATCAAGTGCTGCCTTAAGAATATTGAGCGACAGTTCATCCATCAACACGCTATCGCAATCGTCGAACACGAGGACGCTACCACTATCGCTGAACTCATACAGTTTGGCATAGAGACCAAGAGCAGTCATAGCACCCTTGACAACCTGGTACTTGACCTTGCCAGCAACTTCGTCATACAGTGAGTGCTCGTCCAACTTTTTATGAACGCCATAGGATTTACCAACGCCAGGCGGTCCTACCACGATCATGGCACGAACATCACCTTCCTTAACGGC